CGACGTGCTCGTCGCCGCGCCTGGTGAACCGCCAGCCGTCTCCGCTTTGCAGTTTCGATGCCCCTGCGATCTGGGCGTCGAGCAGCGGGTCGGCCGGGTGGGCGATCCGGAGGCCCTTGACGAGGTCGGCGAATTCCTGGCAGACCTCGTTCGCCTTCGTGATCGCGCCGTCTTCTGGGGGCGCCCCGGCCTCGCGCTTGCCGCCGTTCCGCCGGTTGTACTTCATCGCCAGGGACCGCAGGGTGGTGGCCATCCCTGCACCCGGGCCGCCCGAGAACCAGCCGAAGGCGGCAGGCTTGATCTTGGCGAGCAGCGCGGGCAGCTCCCGGCGGGCCTCGTCGGTGTTCTTCCACGCATGGGCGACCTGCAAGCGGACTCTCCCGTCATGCAGGGACGCCGCGAGGATCAGGACGGCGTGCCCTCCGTCGGGCGCGACGTCGAAGACGGCGGCGACACGTTCGCGGTGCTGCTGGAGGCTAGCGGCCGGGTCTGCGCAGTCGGCCCATGCCCGGAGGTTGATCGCGCCGTTGAGCTGCCTTACCGCCTGGCACAGTGTTTCGGCGCGGACGACTTCAGCGGGGCCGAGCAGGGCCGCTTCGATGGACGACTCGTCGAAGAGGTGGCCGAGTGCCGGGTTGGCCTGCGCCCACGCCTGCCGGTCGTTCAGCTCGCACCCTTCCGGCGCCGACCACTCGAAGATGCCGAGCTGCTGGTCGGTGCCGGCGAGCGCCTTGTCGCGGAGCCGGTTGAGGACGACGGCCTCGTCGCCGCCCATGTTGGACATGGCCCATGTCTGCGCCCGTGGCCTGGCTCGGGTGGTGGACTCGAGTGATCCCCATGCGCGCCAGTCGGTGTGTGTCTTGAGTTCGTCTATCAGAAGCAGGTCCGCCGACATTCCCCGGCCGGCCTTCTCGTTGGCGGCGGTGATCTTGTACCGGCCGCCGCCGTAGACGCGGAACCACTCGTCGCCGTTGACGTGGCGGGGCTTGCCGTCGAGCTCGGCCTTGAGGTCGGGGCAGGCGTTGATCATCTCAAGACAGAACGACCACTGCTCGCGGGCCTGTGTGACGTCCTGCGCGGCACCGAGAACGAGCTTGGCGCCGTCGATGTAGAGCCGCCAGAGGGTGAGGACCCGCGCCAGGCTCGACTTTCCGTTCTGGCGCGCAACCAGGATCAGGATGGTGCGGAACCTGAAGCTGCCGTCCCGGTTCAGCTCGAGGGCGTGGATCAGTGCCCATTCCTGCCAGGGCAGGAGGGTTTCCCCGATCGCGCGGGCGAAGTCGATGACCTCGAACCCGAGCGTGGTTTTCCGGTTCAGCGGGCGCAGCGGCGGGGTGAACAGGCGCGGTTCTGTCCGTCCTGTGAGCTTTTTCCGGCCGGGCCCGCGCTTTGCGGGCTCCTGGGATGCGCCCGGCTTGTGCTCGTCGCAGCGTTTCCGCCCGGCCGGGGCGAGCTTGCGGCAACCCTCGGGGGAGTTGCAGCGCTTACGCGCCGCGGGCTGCGCGGAGGGCATGGAGCTTGCTGGGGGCGGTGCCGTCCTTCGGCTGCACGGCGGTGAGGCCGAGGAGGCGTCCCTTGTGCTCTGCCCAGCCGCGGATGCTATTCCATGCCTCGACGGCGGTTCGCGGCGAGGTGCCGTCGCCGCGGGCGATTGTCATGAGGCGCCGTATGGCGTCGTCGGCGAGGAGCAGTTCCTCGGTGCGCAGCTCGGCTGTCTCGAAGCCGGGTATTCCGGCGAGGGTCTGCCGGTACAGTTCGGCGGCCTGCGCCTGGGTGATGCCGAGGTGCGCGGCGATTTCCTCGAAGCTGGCGTGGCGGTGTCGGAGCTGGGCGATGACGGCGGGGTCGTTGTCGGTGTCGCGCAGGTGGCGGGGCGGCATCAGCGGACCAGCTCGGGCTTGATGCCGGTGTGCTGCTCGTACCGCTGGCAGATGACGTCGCAGTAGCGGGGGTCGAGTTCGATGAGGCGGGCGATGAGGCCGAGGCCGTGGGCGGCGATGAGCGTTGACCCGGACCCGCCGAACGGCTCGTAGACGAGGCCGTTGCGGGGGCAGGAGTTGGGGAGCATGGCCTGTACGAGGGCGACCGGCTTCATGGTCGGGTGGTCTTCGCTGCGGGACGGCTTCGGTACCTCGAAGACGCTGGTCTGCGAGTGGTCGCCGTACCAGCCTTCGCCGCCGCGTCCGCGCCGCCCCTCGCCTGCGGTGTAGCCGTACATGATCGGCTCGTGCCGGAAGTGGTAGTCGCTGTGGCCGAGGACCATCGTGCCCTTGTCCCAGATAAGCCCCTCGTGAAAGCGCCACCCGGCTGCGAAGAACGCCTCGAGGAACTGTCTATGTAGCGCACCCGCCGGGTGCGCTACATAGACAGCCGCACCGGGCTTGAGGGCGGCCGTGGCGACCGCGAAAGCGCCCGCGAGCAGCGCGGGGAGGTTGTCCGCCCCGTCGTTGCGAATAGTCAGCGCGTCCTTCGTCTTGCCGACGTACTCGACCCCGTAGGGCGGGTCGGTCCACATGCAGTCGCAGCGGTCCCCGTCGAGCATCTTCTCGACGGCGGCCATGTCGGTGGAGTCCCCGCACAGCAGCCGGTGCGGTCCGAGCTGCCACAGGTCTCCCGGCCGCGTGACCGGCTCAGCGGGCGGCTCGGGCACGTCGTCCGGGTCGGTGTTCCCCGGCCCCGGATCGTCCCCCGGCAGCGCGTCGAGGTCGTCCTGCGCCCACCCGGTTCCGTCGAAGTCACCGTCAAGCGATGCCAGCAGCGCCGCCAGGTCGTCATCGTCGTAGCCGCCCAGCTCGGCCAGCCGGTTATCGGCGAGGTTGATCCGCCGCGCCTCGTCGTCATCGCACCGGATGACCTCGGCGCGCACCGCCTCATGTCCCTCGGCCTCAAGGGCGGCCGTTGTGTGATTACCAGCGAGGATCACCAGCGCGTCGCCCGTGTCGCGGACGACAATCGGCCGGTACTGGCCGAGGCGGCGGACGCTGGCGCGGATCTGCTCGACGTTGCCGCGCCGGGGGTTGCCCGGGTAACGGGTGGGAGCGGCGATGGGAATGTCGCGGGTGCCCTGCACCGTGACCGCCATCTTGTATCACTCCTACAGTCGGCCGGTACCGGATACGTATCTGACATGCATTTTCTAGCGCCTGATGTTGTAGGTATCAGACAGGTTGATGTTAACCTGTGCGTGTCACGAGAGCCGGGAGCGGTGGAATTGCCCCTGGCTCTTTCGTGACGCCCGCTCCCGGTTCTCCCGTTTAGGGAGGGCCGTATGGCCGCTGTCACGGTGCCGCCGGGCGGGTCGCTGCTCGGCAAGGTCCGGGACGTGCTGTCGGCGCGGCGTGCGGCGAGGAGATCGCGGCCGTCGGCGGTGGCGGTTTTCCTGTTGCGGGCGCGTGAGCACGTGGTGACGTTCGCGGCGCTGGCTGCGGCCGACTTCGGCGCGTTCCAGGTGCACATCCCGCACCTCGGGTCGGCACCGGGCTGGGGCATGGTCTGCGTGTCGCTGCTTGCGCTCCACTTCGACATGGAGAACTAACCGTGTCGCTGCTGGGGAAGATGCTGAAGCCCCGCAACGCCGCTCCGTCGGGCCCTCCGGTGTCGATGAGCTCAGGCGGCGGCTTCCTTGGCGGCCGGGGCATGTCGCTGAGCGGGGGCGCCCTGACGTACATGGGCGCCTACGGCAGCAACGGGACGGTGTGGCAGATCGCGCACCTGCTGGCGCAGTCGACCGCGAAGCCGGAGTGGCGACTGTACAAGAAGCCGTCGCAGGACGGCCGCGTCCGCTACACCACGTCCGACCGGGGCAGCGACCAGCGGCAGGAGGTAGTGCGGCATCCGGCGCTGTCGGTGCTGAACCTGCCCGCCTCGATCAGGGCGGGCAACGTCACGCTGCCCGCGTGGACCCGGTTCAGCCTGTTCGAGGTCAGCCAGCTCTACCTGGAGCTGACCGGCGAGGCCTACTGGGTGATCGGCCGCGACCCGCGGGTCAACTACCCGATGTCGCTGTGGCCGGTGCGCCCCGACCGGATGGACCCGGTGCCGGACCCGGACAACTTCCTCAAGGGCTGGCTTTACACCAGCCCTGACGGCCGGGAGCGGGTCCCGCTCGGCGCCGACGAGGTCATCCAGGTCAAGTACCCCGACCCGCTCGACCCCTACCGGGGGCTCGGCCCGGCTCAGGCGGTGCTGGCGGACATCCAGGCGGCGAAGCTGGCCGCCGAGTGGAACCGGAACTTCTTCTACAACAGCGCGACTCCGGGCGGCGTCATCCAGGTCGACCACCCGATGGACGACGACGAGTGGAACGACCTGACGAACCGCTGGCGGGAAGCCCACCGCGGCGTGTCCCGCGCCCACCGGGTGGCGATCCTGGAGGCCGGGCAGACGTGGGTGCCGAACGCGCAGTCGATGCGGGACATGGACTTCGCGAACCTGCGCGGGGTCAGCCGTGACCTGATCCGCGAGGCGTGGGGCCTCCACAAGATCATGCTCGGCAACAGCGACGACGTGAACAGGGCCAATGCCCAGACAGGCGAAGAGGTTTTCGCTAACTGGTCTGTAGCTCCGCGCTTGGACCGCTGGAAGGACGCGCTGAACTTCCAGTTCCTGCCGCTGTTCATGGCCGCGGGGGAGGACGTCGAGTTCGACTACGTGTTCCCCACGCCGAAGAACCGCGAGCAGGACATGGACGAGCTGGCCAAGAAGGCCGCCGCCGCGCAGGTGCTGGTGGACGCGGGCTACGACCCGGCGGACGTGCTCGAGGTGGTCGGGCTGCCGGACATGGACGTCGCCGAGAAGGCGGTCCAGGCCCCGGTAGCGCCGCCCGGCTGGGTGCCCGAGCCGTCCGCCGCGCCAGGCGCCCCTGCGGTGCCAGCGGCGCCCGATAACTCGCCGGCGTCCTCGAAAGACCTTGCCGCGCTGCTCACGCGCGTGCTCAACGACGGCTACGTGCCGATTGAACTGGGAGGCCGCCGGTGACCCACGGAGCCAGGCCGCTGCGATCCACCAGGCGGCTTCAGATGCAGAACCTCACCTCGGCGCTGCCGAAGTGGTACTCAATCCAGAACTCGGCCGCGCCCGGCCAGCCGACGGTCATCAGCATTTACGACGAAGTGGGCTTCTTCGGCGTGTCCGCGGCCGACTTCATGGGCGAGGTCAGCCAGATCCCCGGGGACATCGAGCTGCACCTGAACAGCCCTGGCGGCGACGTCTTCGACGGCATCGCCATTTACAACCAGCTCATCGCGGCGCAGAAGCGCGGCACCGTGAGCGTCATCGTTGACGGCCTGGCCGCGTCCGCCGCCTCGTTCATCATGATGGCGGCCTCGCCGGGCGCCCTGCAGATGTGCCCGAACGCGCGGGCGATGATTCACGACGGCTTCGGGATGGCGATCGGCAACGCCGCGGACATGCGCGAGATGGCCGGCCTGCTCGACGACGCCAGCGACAACATCGCCTCGATGTACGCGGCGCGCACCGGCAAGCCTGCCGCCTACTGGCGGGCGAAGATGCAGACCGAGACCTGGTACTCGCCCGAGCAGGCGATGGCCGAGGGCCTGATCGACGGCATCGTCGGCCAGGGTGCCCCGTCGAACGCCTGGGACATGTCCGTGTACGCGACGACCGCGCCCGCCGCTGTCAGGGACGCGGCCACGCCGGCCGCCAAGGGCGACGACAAGGCGGCGCTGCCCCGCAACGCGGACGGCGCCGGGCCGGTGCCGCTCGGCTCTGACGGCTGGGTTCAGGACCCGGACGGCAGCACGCGGTTCGACCCGGACGGCGACGGCGACGACGACAGCACCCCCGAGGGCGACACCGACCACGACTACTTCGACGAGGACGGCAAGCAGGTCAAGCCCATCCCGCCGAAGCCGGACGGCGCCTCGAACCGCACTCACTTCCCTGTCTTCGACAACGTGGACAGCACCCCGTGGGATGCGGCCAGGGCCTGGCACAACGGGGCCGCATCCGACGACCCCGCCAAGTTCTATGCGGGGATCTGCGCGGGCCGCAAGGCAGGCGACCCGGCCAACCAGTCGTCCTGGGCGCTGCCGTACAAGTACCACCCGGGCGACGCCCCGAACGAGGCCGGCGTCAAGGCGGCCCTGTCGCGGCTGCCGCAGACGGACGGGCTAACCAACGCCGACGACGCCAAGGCCACGCTGCAGAAGGCGATGAAGCAGGTCAACCCGGACTACGACCCGGATGCCCTGGCCGTCTCCCCGGCGGTCCTCGCGTCCGTGTTCACCCTCCCCTCGGCGACGGTCGACAACAGCTACTGGGACCCGGCCGCGGCCCTCGCCGGCGCCGCCGCCTCTGAGGACCCGGAGGCGTTCTACCGGGGCATATGCGCCGGGCGGCGACCCGGCGACCCGTCCACGCAGGCCGCCTGGGCGCTGCCGTACAGGTACGCGCCGACGCTGCCGCCCAACACGGCCGGCGTCCGGGCGGCACTGGCGCAGGTCTCGGCAATCAGGGACCTGGCGAACCCCGAGCAGGCCCGCAGCGACCTCGAGCAGGCGATGCGGGAAGTCAGCCCCGGCTGGCGGCCGGACGACATCGACACGCAGCTGCTCGCATCCATGTTCACCCTTAGCCTAGAAGGGGCTCGATAAATGACGAAGGTTCAGGTCCCGTCCGACCCCGACGGGCTGAGGGAAGTCCTCGGCGACGCCAGCCGGCTCAAGGACTACTTCAGCGCCGAGGCCATGGCCAACGGCGCCACCCGCGAGTTCCTCGACGCCTACTCCGCGGTGTACGCCAAGAAGAACCCCGGCACCACCGACGAGATCAGGACCCAGGTCCAGTCGGTCATGTTCGACATGATGCGC